ACAGGAGCTGATTTTAAAAAATTACAAAAAAGAGCAGGTGGTGGAGTTGCACTTAGAGGTTTTGGAGTTACAAGAAAAAAATAATGCCTAAAGAAAAGAAAAAGAAAAAAGGTAAAGGTATGAAAGGTATGACCATTGGTGGTGGTCATAAGAGACCTACTAAACAAGGAGCAGGTTTAACAGCAGCAGGAGTAGCTAAATATAGAAGACAAAATCCTGGTAGTAAATTAAAGACTGCTGTAACTGAAAAAAATCCTACTGGTAGTAGAGCTAAAAGAAGAAAGAGTTTTTGTGCTAGGTCTGCAGGACAAATGAAAAAGTTTCCTAAAGCAGCAAAAAACCCTAACTCAAGATTAAGACAAGCAAGACGCAGATGGAGGTGCTAACTGTCATATTTAATAAGCAATATTCCCCATTTTAAATGTTGGGTAAGAAAAGAATTTACAAATAACCACATAGATTATCATGGCGAATATTTACATGGACTAGCGATAGCAGTCAATACAATACCAGATAGATGTTTAAGTTTTCAAGTAGTCTTTACTGGCATAGATGAAGAAGAAAATATACATGGAGGTGCAATGTGGGCAAGGATGCCAATAACAAGTTTAGTAGCAGATGAAGTTTTAGAAGAGATGCCAGAAAGAATGGACACACATTTAGCACAACCTTGGGACTGTTCCTCAAGAGGACATTCCATAATAGTAATGGATAGAATAAGTTCTAGCCCTTGGATGTGTAAAATAGGTGGTGAATTTTATAAAGGAAGATATATGTTTACAGTTGATTATACAGATAGTTACATTAGTGATGACCCTGCACAACATAAACAAAGTCACGTACTGCAACTTATAGATGCAGATAAATGGACAGGTAATATCGTGGCATTACCTAACAATAGAGTTAGGGTAACTAATCCTGCTCTTTGGGTAACTGGTGAAGGTGCTCCAGACTTTGCACCAAGTCAGTATATTCATTCAGCAGAAATACATGATAGTTATACAGACCCTGATATTACTTTTAACAATCTTTATGCGAGAGGAAAAAATGAAAAAAACTAAATATATGAAAAAAGGTGGAGTATTAAAAAGAAAAGGTGGTGGTAAAGCTACTAAGTATGCTGCAAAAGGAGGAGCCTTAAAAAGAAAAGGTGGTGGTATGACTGGTATGAAAAAGACTAAATATATGTCTAAAGGTGGAGCCATGAAAAAAACTAAATACATGTCTAAAGGTGGCATGTTAGCAGGTATGACTGCACGTAGAAATGCTAGAAGAGGTAAATAGTGGCATTACCTAAAAAGAAAAAGAAAACTAAAAAGAAGAGTGGAGCTAAACCCACTAACCCTTCTTTATATGCCAGAGTAAAAGCAGAAGCTAAGAGAAAGTTTGATGTTTATCCTTCTGCTTATGCTAATGCATGGTTAGTACGTACTTATAAAAAACGTGGTGGTAAGTATAGGAGTTAATTATGGCTAAACCTAAAGGTGGACTTACAGCATGGTTTGGCAAAGGACCTAAAGGTGATTGGGTAGATATAGGAGCACCTAAGAAGAAAGGTAAGTTTCAATCTTGTGGTAGAAAGTCTACAAAAGGTAGTAAAAGAAAATATCCTAAATGCGTACCAAGAGCTACTGCTAATAGAATGAGTAAATCTCAAATAAGAAGTGCAGTAAAAAGAAAGAGAGCAAAAACACAAGGAGTAGGTGGTAAACCTACAATGGTAAGAACATTTAAAAAGAAAAAGAAAAAATAATCGTTTGACTCATTGAGTTGGAAGTAGGTAACGAAGAAACGCACTAACTTTAATTAGGAGGTGTGTTATGAATAATCAAACATTATTTATATTTAAGAAACAACAACAAGAATATAATATGGTAAGACAATTAAAAAAAGTAACTAAACAACTAAAGAAAGCTTCTAAGCTTCATGCAAATCAAGCTAGAATAGTTGCAAATTATGTGAAAAAGAATGACAAAAAAAAGAGACCCAAAAGTAGGAACAGGAAAAAAGCCTAAGGGTTCTGGTCGTAGATTATATACAGACGAGAATCCTAAAGATACAGTTAGAATTAAATATGCAACTGTAGCAGATGCAAAGAAGACAATAGCTAAAGTTAAAAAAATAAATAAACCTTATGCTAGAAAAATACAAATACTAACTGTATTAGAACAAAGAGCAAAGTTTGGTGGTAAACCAGAGCAATCAAGATTAGCAAAAGCTGCTAAGAAACAATTAAAGGAAAAGCATAGAAAATATGGCTAGTTCAGGAACTTATAATTTTAATTTAGATATAGATGAAGTAATTCAAGAAGCTACAGAAATGATAGGTGGTGAGCAAACTCTTGGTCATACACCACAATCAGCTAGAAGGTCTATAAATTTATTATTAAATGATTGGCAAAATAGAGGTGTTCTATTATGGACAACATTTACTACAGCAGTTACAGTAGCAACAAGTGTTACATCTTATGATTTAGATGACTCAGTAAATGATGCTTTAGTTATTACAGTTAGAGCAAGTGCTGCTGCAACAGAAACACAATTAACAAGAATATCATTTGAAGAATATAATGTATTACCTAATAAGTCACAAACAGGTAGACCAACACAATATGCTATAAAAAGAAATGTAGATAAACCTACAGTATTTTTATATCCTATACCTGATAATAGTTCAGAGATATTAACTATAGAAGGTATAAGACAATTAGAAGATGTAAATAAATCTGCAGGGCAAAATGCAGATATACCAAAAAGATTTTTACCTTGTTTAACATATGGGTTAGCTTATTATCTTTCACAAAAAAGAGCAGGTATACCTATGGATAGAATTAGTATGTTAAAAACAAGTTATGAAGAAACATTAAAAAGAGCAATGGAAGAAGATAAAGAAAGAGCAAGCATTTATTTTAAACCTAAATTAGGATATATTTAATGTCTAGAAGAAGTACCAAAGCAAGAGCTATGTGTGATTCATGTTCATTTGTTTATGACATGAGAGTTATGAAATTAAACAGTTATGAGATGTTAATATGTCCTGAATGTTTTGAAGGTAATTATGATTTAAAAAATCATCCACAAAATAAATCTGCTGATGTAAGAGATGATACTATAGTTCAAAATGCAAGACCAGATATTTTTGGTAGAAATCTTAAATGGGAAGATGCTAATGTTACATGGAATGATGTTCCAACACCAGATACTAGAAAGTGGGGTACAGTATGAGTGATTTAACCAATAATTTAATTAATGCTACATATAAAAAATTATTACAAGTTAGTACCTCTGGTAACACAGGTATATCAGGAACACTAACAAACGTACAAACAGGAGATGGAGCTAATACAGCAGTTAAGATAGCTACAAGTGCTGTTCAAGTAGATGGTACATTATTTGTAGGACAAACCTTTGGAGTATCAGGTGATGCTTCTGTAGCAGGTAACTTAGCTATATCTAATAAAGTTTGTGCTAGTGCATTTCATGGTGATGGTTCTAATTTAACAGGTTTAGTATTTACAGGTGATGTATCTGTATCCAGTTTAATAGTTACTAATAATATAACTGTAGGTGGTAATGTTACTATTGGTGGTAATGTTATGGTATCTGGTGGTGAAATTGTAGTTAAAAATACAGGTACACAATCTAATATAAAATTATATTGTGAATCTTCTAATGCACATTATGCAGCTTTACAAGCTCCACCACATAGTTCTTTTAGTGGTAATATAACAATAACACTTCCAACAAGTGCAGCAACATTAGTTGGTACATCTACTACTGATACATTAACAAATAAAACATTTGGTGATGCAGTAACTTTTGATGATGATATATCTGTAAGTGGTAATTCAAACTTTGGTGGTACTGTAACAGTTGCAGGAGCTACATCATTAGCATCTACATTAGCTGTAGGTGGTGCTGCTACTTTTGAAAGTACAGCAACTGTATCAGGAGCTGCAGGTTTCTTAGGAGATATAAGAGTTTCAGGTAACACCTCTGTAGGTGGTACGTTAGATGTAGCAGGTAATGTAAGTCTTGGAGGTAATGTAACTGTAAAAGGTGATGTGCATGTTAGCTCTAAAGTTTGTGCATCTGCATTTTATGGTGATGGTACAAATATTACAGGTATACCTATTACAGGTAATATATCTGTAGATAATGCTATAATTGGAGGAACAGCTTCAGTTGTAGGAGCTGCTACATTTAAAGGTGATGTATCAGTATCAGGTGATATGAATATTGGAGGACATGCTACTATTGCAGGTGCTGTATCATTAGGTAGTACACTTGATGTAGCAGGTAATACTTCTATAGGAGGTACATCTAATATAACTGGTAAAGCTGAATTTGAAGATGATGTTTCAGTATCAGGTGGATTAGTTGTAGGTGGTACAGTTACAATAGCAGGAACAAATGTTCAAGCTGCAAATGCCAGAGTATGTGCTTCAGCTTTCTATGGAGATGGTTCTAATTTAAGTAATATTACTGCTGTTGTTCAAGGTAATATATCTGTTAATAATGCAACGATAGGTGGTACTCTTTTTGTAGGTAGTACAGCAACAGTTGCAGGTGCTACACATTTACAAAGCACACTTAGTGTAAATGGTGCTGCAAACTTTAATTCTACAGTTACTATTAAAGGAGATGTTTCTGTATCAGGAGATATAAATGTTGGAGGACATGTAACAATAGCAGGAGCAGTACAACTTGGTTCTACATTAAGTGTTACAGGTTATTCACATTTTAAAGATGATGTATCAGTAAGTGGTAATGCTATTGTAGGTGGCACAGTAAGTGTTGGTGGTGGTATTATAGATTTAAAAAATACAGGTTCACAATCAGAACTTAGAATGTATTGTGAGTCAAGTAATGCACACTATGCTGCATTAAAAGCACCTGCACACTCTGAATTTTCTGGTAATATCGCATTAGTGATGCCTGCAGTTGATGATACATTAGCAGGTATAGCAGCAACACAAACATTTACTAATAAAACTTTTGGTGATAAAGTAGACTTTGATGATGATGTATGTGTATCAGGTAATACAGTATTAGTTGGTAATTTAGCAGTAGGTGGTACAGCAACTGTAGCAGGAGCAGCTTCTATAGGAGGAGCTTTATCAGTTGGTGGTGCAGTTAATCTTTTAAGCACAGTAACAGTAAGTGGAGCAGCAGGATTTTTAACAACAGCAAGAGTTTCTGGTAATACAACAATAGGTGGTACATTAGATGTTGCAGGTAATACATCAATAGGTGGTACTGCAGTTATTACAGGTAATGCAACCTTTGATGGTGATGTATCTGTAAGTGGTGATATAAATGTAGGTGGACATGTAACTATTGCAGGTGCTGTATCTTTAGGAAGCACATTAGATGTAAATGGAAATGTATCAGTAGGTGGTACTACTAAAATTACAGGAGCTACAACCATAACAGGTAACTCTGGTTTCTTAGGTACAGTTAGAGTATCAGGAGATACTTCATTAGAAGGACAATTACAATTAACTAAAAGTGCAGCAGCAGTTGTTTGTGCAACAGCTATTAATGGCATTACATCAGTATCATTAAATTTTGGTAATGCACAAAACTTTAGTACAACAGTTACAGCAGCACATACATTAGCTAAACCTACAGGATGTAGAACAGGACAAACAGGAAGTATTTTCTTGACACAAAGTGGAGGAAGTGGTACAATGGCATATAATGCAGATTTTAAATTTATAGGTGGTACAGACCCAACCTTATCAACAGATAATGGTGCAGTAGATAGATTAGATTATATTGTAGTATCTGCATCTAGTGATGGAGTTGGAGGAGATATACAAATGGTAATTTCACAGGCATACGCATAATGGGAGTCTTTCAAAATAATTTATTAGCAGGAGCTGCAGCAGCAGCAAGTGCAGGTGGTGGAGGATTTTATGACTATCAAATAGAGCAAAGTGTAAGACTTGATAGAAGTCTTACAAGTAATGGTGGTACAGATAACAGTTTTTTACAAAGAGCTTCTTCAGCTATACCTACTCCTTCAAATTCTAAAAAATTTACTTTTAGTACATGGATAAAAAAAAATACAGCAAATTTAAATTTTAATCAAATAATACTTTTTGCTATAGTTGGTGGTGGTGGTAAAAATATTTATCTAGACTCTACCAGTAGCTCTTATTATGATAGAATTTATAGTGGTGAATGGGGAAGTCAAACTTATGTATATCCACCACAATTAAGAGATACTTCAGGTTGGTACCATTTAGCTTTTATATGGGATACTACGCAAGGAACTCAAGCAGATAGACAAAAAGTTTATATTAATGGCACGTTACAAGGTGTTGGAGATACTACAAATAATTGGAGTTTAAATCAAGCTGTATGGTGGAATACACCTACATCATCTACATCTTATGCCTATGCTATAGGAGGTAATGCTTTTGGACAATCAGAAGGAAATGGTTATGGAGTTAATGGTTATTTAGCAGAAACTATAGGTATAGATGGACAAGATGTTTCTATTTCTGATTTAGGAGAAACTAAAAATGGTGTGTGGATACCAAAAGACCCAAGTAGTTTAACATTTGGTAATAATGGTTTTCATCTTAAATATGAAAATGCAAGTGATTTAGGAAATGATAGTTCAGGCAACAATAATGATTTTACAACAGTTAATTTAGATACAGACCATCAAGTTCTTGATAGCCCTACATTTGGTAGTTAATATGAAAGGAAATACAATATATGGCAAGTAGTGGAAATATTTGTGTTTGGAATGCAGTAACAAAAAATTCTTATGGTACTCTTAGTCAGGGTAATTTAAAAATTTTAGGTAGTAGTAGTTCAGGTGGACAAAGAGCATTAAGTAGTTTTGGTCTTACAAGTGGCAAATGGTACATGGAATTTAGAGCTATTAATGCAGGTAATAACTATCCAAGAATAGGTTTAAGTTTAGGAAGTGCATTTGATAGTCCAAACTTTAGTGGTGATGGTTATCAAGCTGCTTTTTTATTTGAAGCAGGGTCAGAAAATAATGGTTCAAATTGTAAAAATGCAAATGATAGTACAGGTAGAGGAAAATTTGGAACTGTAAGCTATACAAATACAGGAGTATCAGGAGGGAGTAATATATTTGGTTTTGCTTTAGATTTAGATAATAGAAAATTATTTATTAGTAAAGATGGAACGTATTTTAATTCTGGAGACCCTGCAAATGGAACCAACCCTCAAATAGCTTGGACTACAACACCATCAGAATTTATACATATATGGGGAGATGCTTACCAAACTGCAACACAAGTAATTGCAAACTGGGGTCAAGATTCAACATTTTCTGGAAATGAAACAGCAGGTGGTAATGCAGATGAAAATGGATTTGGTGATTTTAAATATTCACCACCAACAGGATTTTTAACAGTATGTTCAGCTAATTTATCTATATCAGACGACATAGACCCTGCACAGACTGATGATAATTATCCACAGAAACAATTTAATGCAATTACTTATGATAGTACAGGAAGTGGTCAAAGTATAACAGGTGTTGGTTTTCAACCTGACTTGGTATGGATAAAATGTAGAAGTGATGCCCAAGGAAATGGATTGTTTGATAGTAGTAGAGGAACAAGTAAAGTATTAGAGTCTAATAGTACAAATGCAGAAAACACATCTTCTGGATTAACTTCATTTGATAGTGATGGTTACAGTATGGGAACATATTATAATCAAAGTGGTAGACAATATGTAAGTTGGTGTTGGAGAGCTAATGGTGGTACAACAGCTAGTAATACAGATGGTTCAATAACTTCTACAGTACAAGCAAATACAGCAGCAGGTTTTAGCATTATAACCTATACAGGAACAGGAAGTAATGCAACTATAGGACATGGATTATCAGCTAAACCAGATTTTATACTATTTAAAAGAAGGTCTAGTCCAGCACAAAATTGGAAAGTTTATCATACTAGTATAGGAGCAACAAAAGTTTTAACATTAAATGACGATAGAGCAGCAGAAACTGATTCAACAATGTTTCAAAATACAGAGCCAACTAATTCAGTAATTAGTATAGGAACTCAAAGTAATGTTAATACCAGTAGTCTTAACTATGTATGTTATGCGTGGCATTCAGTTGAAGGCTATAGTAAGTTTGGAATCTACGAAGGAAATTCTAATGCAGATGGACCATTTATCTATACAGGATTTAGACCTCGTATGTTTTTTGTAAAGTTACAAAATAGTGCAGGTGATTGGTGGATACAAGATACTGCTAGAAGTACATTTAATCCAGCAAGTAAATATATTTCTTGGAATAGAACAGACGCAGAAGCAACTGGTATTGATGTTGATTTTTTAAGTAATGGTTTTAAAATTCGTTCTACAAGTGGTGATTTTAATAGTAGTGCTCCTATTCTCTTTGGAGCTTGGGGTGACGTTCCATTTAAATATAACAATACTTTTTAGGAGGTGATAATATGGCATGGGCACATGTAATAGATGGTAATATACAACAGATATATCAGAGACCAAAGTCTTTGGTAATAGGTGAAGTTCGTTATCCATCAAATATGTTTACAAAATATACTGATGCAGAGAAAGCTGCAATAGGTATTTATCCAGTAGTGGATAC